CTGGTCGAGCAGGAACAGCTTCACGATCGCGGGCGCCAGCTTCGAGACGCCACGCAGCTGGCCGCCTTCGACCGGGTCGATCACATGGATGATCTCTGATGCAGGCACCCTTACCACCTCACCCGCCAGCCCCGGATCGGTGCTGTCGCCCGGATGCCGGCGCAGGAAGTGGTAGGCGACCCGGCGCCCGATCCGGTCGAACTCGATGCCCTGGCGGATCGCATTGCCACCCGTGGCCGTGCCGCTTTGCTCCAGCGGCAGCATCTCGGCGGGCAGCATCTGCAGCTGAAGCGGCACGGTCAGCCCGTCGCCTGCGCGCCGCGGGCGGATCCGGAAGAACACCTCGCCGGCGATGAACACCTCGCGCGCCGCGCGGCGCTGCAGCCCGTAGAAATCCGTGAGCCCCTCGGCATCGGCCTCGTCGGTCCAGGCAAGCCAGAGACGCTGCAGCTCTTCCTTGCGCGCGGGATCGGCGATCTTGGAGATCGGCTTGATGCCGTCGCCGGCGGTATTCGCCGCCCAGCTTTCCACCGCGTTCACGGCATAGCCATTGTTGCGGACCAGCCAGCGGGCGCGGGCGGTGATGTCGGGCCCCGACGCGGCGATCAGCGCGTTCACGTGGGCACGGGTCGCGCGGAAGCCGCGGAGGCGGCGGTGATGCTGGCCCGCATCGAACCCGCCGATGAACGCCCCGAGCCGCTGTCGCCAGTTCATATGCACGCCCATCACAGGTCCTTCACGGCATGGGGGCGCAGCACGCGGCGGCTGCTTCGCTCCAGCGCCGCAATCCGCCGCTCGATATCCGCAATCGCAGCGGCCAGCTCCGCGTCCGAGCCGTAGGTGACGGTCTTGCCGTCATAGCTGACGCTGCGCGTGCCGCTGTAGCGCGCGGCCAGCAACGTGCTGTGGCGAGATTTGAGATCATCGAGGGTCATTTCTGTCCCGTGTTGCCGGGTGCGCAGCGATCTTGTCGTGCACACGTCTGGTGTGTATATTTCATATGTTGCAGGAGGATTCCCGATGCCGCACAGCACCACCGAAAAGCAGCGCACGAACATCACGCTCAGTGCCACCAATCTCGCCGCCGCGCGGGAGCTGGGCCTGAACGTGTCGGCGATCAGCGATGCCGCGTTGGCAGAAGCCGTGCGCGCGGCCAAAGCCGAAGCCTGGGCCCGGGAGAATGCCGGGGCGATTGCCGAACGCCGCGCCTGGATCGAGGCCCATGGCACACCTCTGGCCGATCTTCAGGTCCTGAAGACCCACTGATGGCGCAGTTCCAGGTTTATCGGATCGCCGGCAATCGGCTGGTGCTCGATCTTCAGACCGATCTGGTTGAAACCGGCACCCGCGTTGTCGCCCCACTATTCCCGGCTTCAACCGGGCCGAAAGCCATCGGGCGGCTCGAGCCTGTCTTCGAGATCGAGGGGATGGCGCATGTGCTGCACACGGCCGAGATGGCCGCGATCCCTTCCGCCTTGCTCAAGGCACCGCCCGTCGCTGACCTCTCCCGCTTCGATTACGAGATCCGCGGCGCGCTCGACATGGTCTTCTCCGGTTTCTGATCACTCCATGTATTTTGGCGTGCTGACCCGCCAGCCGCGCCGCCGAGGCGTCATGATGCGCCCGGCCTGGGGCTCGGATGGGGTCTCTGCTGCCTCCGTCGGGGCCGTGGGTTGTGCCGTCTCGACCCCGGCCTGCGTCTCCAACTGCCGCCACATCCGCTCGTCGAACCGGTCGGCACCGAGGATCCAGGCGGCGGCGCGGGCATAGACGCGGGTGTCGAGCGCCTCGTTGCGCTCGCGCATCTTCTGCCATTCCTGGCGGGCATAGCCGCGCTTGTTGCGGATCGTGACCAGCTGCTCTGCCACCAGCTGCTTGAGCCATTCGCTGTCCGCCCAGTCGGGCAGGTGAACCGTCCCGGGGGCATCTGGCGCACCCAGCGCACGGTCTTCGTCCGTAGGCCGTTCCAGCCGCAAATGGCGATAGGTCTCGGCCTTGAAGGTGGCCGTGGCCACGGTCCAGAGCCGGGCGCCGCGTTTGAGCTTTTGCCCGTTCACAGTGGCGTCCACGAAGGTCGGCCCGGAGACCGGCGTGGCGCGATTGAAGCCTTCAATGCCCTTCACGGGCGCGACATGGGCCGTGCCCTGCCGGCGCGCCCAGGCATAGACGGCCGCAGATTCGTAGCCGGTATCGATGGCGAGCTTCGCCAGCGTCATCACCGCGCCATGCTCATGGACCCATGTCCGGCTCAGCAGCCCGGTCAGGGCCTCCCAGCACGCGGGATCATCCGGCCCGCCCGGGATCACGATGTGATCGACCAGCCAGCTTGTGCCGCCACGGCCCCAGGCCCAGACATCGACCTCGATCCGGTCCTTTTGCACATCCGCGCCTGCCGTCAGGAACAGACCGCCCGCGGGGATCTGCGCCGCAAACACCTCGCGCCGGTCCGCCAGCCGCTGCCAGTCCGGTGCTTCACCGCTCTCCACCCATGTCTCACCCAGCAACGTGTTGCGCGCGGCGCGCAACATCTCGTCGGAGCCCTGGGCGGCCAGCCAGTCGCGCGCGATCTGCGCCCAGCTCTTCCAGCCGATTGGCGAGTAGAGCGCCGAGAGGTGAAAGCCGATGGCCCGGGGGTCCACGGGCACGGCCGTGGCACGCCATTCCCCGCGCTCCAGCATCGCCGTCTTGTGATGTTCGGCAATGGATGTCTCGCAGCCCGCGCAATGGTAGGCCGCCGTGTCGGGCTGGTCCTTCGCCCAGCGCAGGCGTTCGAATTGCAGCCATTGCATGTGGCCGCAATGCGGGCACGGGACAAAATAGCGCCGCTGATCACTGGCCTCGAACTCCCGCTCGATGCGGGACAACCCCCGGATCGTCGGCGTCGAGACCATGAACACCTTGCGCCGATGCGCGAAGGTGGTGGTGCGCGCCTCGGCCAGCGTGACCGGATCGCCTTCCTCGTCGGCAGATGCCGGATAGGCGTCGACCTCATCGAGAAAGATGTAGCGCGCGGGCATCGAGCGCAGACCGGTGGCCGAGTTCGCCCCGGTGAGCACAAGGATGCCGCCGGGGAACTCCTTGGACAGCATCGAGTTGCCCGCGTCGCGCGACCGGGCTGGCTGCACGCGTTCCTTGAGCGCCGCGCTATCCGCAATCAGCGGGTCGATCCGGCCGCGCGAGCTGCGCTTGGCCATTTCCACCGTCGGCAGCACCGCCAGCATCGGCCCCGGGGCGTGATGGATCACGAACCCGATCCAGTTGTTGCCCGCCTCCGTCGCTCCGACCTGCGCGGCCTTCATGAAGGTGATGCGCTGCGCCGGGTGGCCGGGGCTCAGCGCATCCATGATCTCGCGCAGGTAGGGGGTGCGCGCGGAGCGGTACCGCCCGGGTTCGGCCGAGGCGCGCGACGAAAGCCAGCGATGTTGATCCGCCCATTGCGACACCGTGAAGTCCGGGTCGGTGCGCAGGCCTTTCGCCCAGGCGCGCAGGATATCCTCGGCCCCGTCGAAGGTGAGGTCGAGGTCCGCGGTCAGGTCAGATGTTACCTCCTCATCATTCCAGCGAGACCCGGAGGTCGGCCAGGGCGTCGAGCTGCTCTCGGACATGGGTTTCCAGCACCCTTTGCAGGATCGCGGTCTCGATCGTCACGGGCGTCCCGGATGCACTCTCCATATCTGCGGACAATTGCGCGGCCATCAGCGCCGCCACGCGCGTGGGCCAGGTGACCCAGACGTCGCGTTCCTGGCGCGCGAGGCGAAACACCAGGGTTTCCGCCCGTGCGCGGTCGACCAGCGCGCCCTTCTTGCGCTGGATCGCGAGCTGGCGTTCCTGCGCCTGGTAGACGGTCAGCGCCGTGCGCGCCTTGAGATAGGACGTGCTGTCGCCCGGGCCTGAGGTCGCGCCGCTCTCGCCGGCTGGTCTGCTTGCTGTAGCCCGGCGTTGCTGATCGGGATCGGTCATCCCCGCGCGACGCGCGTCCGAGGCCGCGGCATCGATCGAGCCATCGGCAAAGAGCACCAGCCGCCCGGTCTTGCGCGCCTTCTGCACCGCCCCGCGCGAGAGCCCGGCGTGGGCGGCGTAGGCGCGCTCGCTTAGACCCTCCATGGCGAAC